TCTCGTTGCTGTATCCAGTCACGCTGCGGATACCATCGGGAATGAGCATGAGTACGGACGGGGAAGCCAGCCAGCGTTCGCCCATGTACTCGTAGATAGCGCCGCCATCAGGGGCAAGAGACTTCACGAACTTGGAAAACTTCATAGGTCAATCCTCCTTGATAATTTTCGGGGAAATGCGGTAGCTGTCCTCGGTGGTCGTGTACTTCGCCAGAATACCGTCCGCTTTCATAGCGTCCTTGTCGATTTTCGTGGTGGAAGTACGGCTGACTTCCCAATTATAGGCAGAGCCAGCGATGGACACCTTCTTGTCACCGTCACGGAACTGAGCGATTGCGGCTTTCTTAATCATATCGGTCAAGACCTTGTACCGCTTCTCGTCCTCAGCCACCTCAGCGGTATGAGCGTCCAGCTTGGTTTTCAGGTCTTCGGCTTCCTTGACCAGCGCCGCCATATCCGTTTCGGGGGACAGGTTGTTGGTGCGGAGGGCTTTCAGGATTTCAGCGTCCTTGCGCTCGTCAAAAGCAGGAGAAATACCGCTCTCCACGAAGTCCTTCCACCATTTTAGGGCAGGCTTCACATACTTCTTCTCGAAGTCAGGATAGCGCTCAGACACCTTAAAGGGACGGGTGATGGTATTCTCACCGCTGCACACAAACTTCTCAGGGTCATCGTAGTCCTTTGGTTCGAGGAAGGAAGCGACCATGATAACATCGTCCACGCCGAGAAGGTGGGCGTACAACGCCGCCTGCAAGGCGTAGTATTCAGGAATATCGTCCTTCCAGTCCTCGACACGCTTGGAGGTCTTCATTTCGAGGACGGTGGTGGGTTTACCATCTTTGTCGTAGAGCAAGTAGTCCCACATACCGCCAAGGATAGGACTTTCCTTGAAGAAGTCCCCGTAGGTCTTGTTGAAGTAGTCCTTACCCCAAATATCGGTCGGGGTCAACAGATTACTCATAAAGTAAGTCTGCTTCATGTACTCGGCCTGCTTGGGTTCGATGGTCTTACCAGCGATGGTGTAGATGGTATCCTCGAAAGGCTTCTGGTAGGTACGAGTCACTTCACACCAAATCTCGAACGGCGTAGACCACGGGTTCAGGCCGAGGATAGTGGCGAAGCGGGTACCGGTCAACTTCTTCGGACGCTTGGGCGGGATAATCTGGATTTTATTGCCATCAAGCCATTCCATACCTTAGCCCTCCTTCGCTGCTTTCATCTCGTAGCCAGCCAGCATATTGTTCACGCCCTCGATCAGAGCGTCACACTTGTCAGCTTCGATTTTGGAGAACCCCTCGGTCTTCATGGCGATGGTCTGAACGAAAGACTCCTGCTCTGCGTCAACTTCCAGCAGCTTCTTCAACAGACCTTTCAGCTCACCGACCTTCTCAGCAGAAGCGGCACCAGCGGGAGCGCCGGTCAACTCAGCCTTGATTTCCTGACGCTGTGCGGTAGTCACAGGCGGCTTCTTGGTGGTAGCGGGGGCAGGAGCGGGAGGGGTATCGTACTCGCCGCTGTCAATACTGTCATGCTCGACAATATCAAGGACGAGCTGCCACAGGTAGCGGCGAATGTAGGTGATGGAACTGCCGGTCGCCTGCATTTCGTTTGTGACCTGATTGCCAGCGTTGGACACGATAGGAGCGATGGGGGTGTACGGTGCCACGAAGTCAATATAGTCTTCGGGGTCGCTGACATTGTAGACACGAGCGGTCGCTTTGTCGCCGTACATGGACGGAACCATCATCAGGCCGATTTCAAGGAAAATCTGCTCGGCCTCGGGAACAATGTCCGCCAACTCGAAATACTTGTATTCGAGCTTCATGTGCTTGCCGCTCTTGTCCACGCCAGCTTCGAGGAAGCGCACACGGGCAAGCTGTAACTTCTGGAACACATTCATGGTGGAATAATCCACCGCCGCACTCTCGGCGGGTTTCTTGGTAGTAGCCATAGTTAATAATCCTCCTTCTAATTGAACCACTTGATTGTGGTATTTCCTGTGAAACCTTTTTCCCAAATGTACCAGCCGTAGGCAACAGCGGAACCGCCGCCGTCAATCATCTTTTGAAACTCGCCGTTTTTCGCACACAACAGGCGAGAGCTGGATACATAAATTACTTTAGGTGGGGATTTCGTAAAGAGTTCTTTGCGCTTTCGACCTTCCATAAAAGTGAGCTTCAAAAACATCGCCACATGATTTCCCTCTTTTACAAGAGAGAGAGCCTTTTCAACGAACTGCTGTGCATACTTGTAGGGCGGATTGGTGACAATATCTCCGGGAAATGGTTCGTTACATTGGAGAAAATCGACACCTCCTTCGCCATAACCACGATCAATCAAGTCGGTAGATTTGACCAAGTACCCGTGCTTCTCAAAAACTTCGGATAAATGCCCCTCTCCGCAAGCACACTCCCAAATGTAAGGTGAAAAGCGGAATATACCGCATAGTAGCTCCGCCGCTTTTGGTTCGGTGGCATAGAAATCATGGGTTTCCCGCTCTTTCTCGGTGTGATTGGACGCACCGATAGTTTTGAATGTCGAAGTTCCCGTGCCTGTCCAATCTTTCATCAAGTCACCTCCAACATTTCTAATAATTTCTTCTTGATGGAATTAACTCTACGGGTATTTCGCTTGGGCGGCTTCTCTCCGAGGAAATCCATAATTCTCTTTTCCGTTGTAGCGATATACCACTCCCGGTCAATTTCATCAAGGGTTAGACGATTGTCATTGTCTACCAGACAATGATCGGGGATATTGCCAATTTTCTTGTAGCTTTCGCCTTTCAGGGCATAAAGCGTACCGAACCATTGGCGAGTTTTGAACGGGTCTACGGCGTACACACGGTTGACTCTCTGGACTTGTACCTCACGATTGTCTATCTTCTGGACAACACCGTCATAGGAAGAACCGGCTCTTGCGATGATCTGGAAATCCATAATGTCGGTACTACCCGTGACCGTTTCCCGAACAGGAACGCCTTTCGTGAAGTAGTCAATCAGGGCTTTCTTGACAATGACCATCGAATTGTTGATCTGCCATGCGCCCTTCGAGGTTGCACCGTAGCTGACATAGCTGCCGACCGCTTTCACCTTACCGCTGGTCTTTCGGAGAATGAGGTTGTTGACATCTTTAATCCAAACCTCGTCAATCTCGTCAAGTTCCAACTCAAAGCCCGTAGTCTGTTCCCATGCAGCGCAGACGCTATCAACAATAGGAACCTCGTCAGCGTCGATCTCATACATCAGACCATCCGTATTGAAGTTCAACAGGACGATTGACTTACACGCTTGAAGCAACTGGACAAGCAGCATTGTCAGGAAAAGCTGTCCCGATATTCGCATGGAACGTGTTTTCAACGGGTCGTAGAGGTCGTTGTAGCGGTTTTCCTGCGCCCCCGACACCGTGTTGAGCGGAAGCTTCAAGTCCTTTGCCAATTGGTCATTACCGTCATGCTTGGCTTGTATGCGTTCCTTACGAATGTTGTAGAACACATGGGGGTCAGGTACATTCCGAGAAAGATACTGGAACAGCTCCAACAGCGAGGGGTATAGCGATGAAACATCTCGGTTTTGGATAACCCGCTTCGCCGTGGATTTACCGTGATACCCTTTAACGGAACCATGAACACCGCCCCACGCATACCGGCAAGGGAAATCGCCAAACTTGTAGGTCAGAGCGGTTTTGAAAAGAACTTCGTCAGGGATTGTCTTATCGTGAATGGTGTCGAAGAAATCCAAAATCTCTTGCGGGATAATGGACACATCTAACCTTGGAGGATAAACATAATCTCGGCCATCGTTCCACTCTCTACGCCTTGCGTTCAGCATGAGGGCGGTCAGCTTGGCGTTGGTGCAGGACAGGGCTTTTTCGTCCGAGATACCCACTCTGCGACCGAGGTTAATCTTCGTCTGTAAATACGATTGCCGGAGGTCTACCAGCTTTTCGGTAGCGTCAACATCGTGCTTACAGTAGAAAATGGTTTCGTCCAGTTCTTCATCGGTCAGCGGACGGTCAAGGTCAAACGGTACAGAGCTTTCAACCACCGACATACCTAAATGACCCTCGCAGGCTTTCAGAGAAAGGCCCTCGTACATATCGTCACGAATATCGAATGAAGTCACGAACACGGGATTGTCTCGCATGAGGGGGTGTTGCCAACCCTGTCCACCCTCAATGAGGTAGTCACTTAGAGCTTTTACTTCCTGCGGGGTGCAATCGGCGGAAACGGCTTTCAGAATGAAATTGTCATACGCCTTATTATTAAAGCCACAGAGAAGCGGTTGTTCTCGAAGAAACTGCCAGATTGCGTCATTGTCATTATGAATGACGGT